GAGTATGTATGTTAGCAATAACATAGGAGCACCGAGTAGGCAATCTTTCTAGGGAACCTACAATGAGTACATATCTAATTCTATCTTGCGGGTATGTAACATGCGTTGTCGAGGCGTCAGTTGAAATAAACTTGATAGTCTCACTACAGTCCCATAACAATTTACAGGACAACCGGTGACAGTTAATATCATAAAAACGGTGATTAACTGGGGAATAGATAGCTAAGGATGACGGGCATGGCAAATGACCTTAACCATTGGTAGTGCAAATTTGCACTACCATGGCTTCTAAGCGGCAATATATTCCTTAATAAACAAAATTAAAAATCTAGATAAGAATAAAAAGTATAACACTCAGAACGAGCGATAGCAAGTTCTGAGATGAACGAAGTTCATCTTTTAAATGAAAATAAAGTAATAACCCTAACTCTATGCAAATGAATAATAACGGATTAGAAGAATGGCATTCTACTAGTTTTTGTAGTTTCTAGATTTTCTTCAATAATTTTATTAATGGTTTTTCTCTCATCGGTACTCATGTTAAGTATATCAACATAACTAACTCCGCCCCTCATAAACCAAGACATTTTCAAACATCCTGCTTTAATGTCTTTTACTTCCTCCTCTAAATTGTCTAACCACTTCTTAACTTCTTCGGAGTTAAGTATAAGAAGTTTCATCCGAAAAAATCGGATACGTTCACATTGAAAGGTTGTTCGTATTCATGGCTACAATTGATGCATTTGAATTTTAATGGTTTTGTATCTGTTGATTTCTTTAATTCTAATGAGATATCTTTAATCTTTTCAAATGTTTTTACATCAACATTTTCTAAAAATTCTTTAATAAAATTCTTATCCAATACTATACCATTCGGTGAAGAAATATATTCTATTGTTTCAACAATGATATCCATTGTAACTTGGTTCATTTTTCTTAAAACTTCAGTTGATTTAGTATTTCTCTCATCACCGTCGGGCATATCTTGTATAATTCGTAAAGCACGTTGAATTTCAAATTGAATTACACTGGTTTCATTAATTTGTTTATAATTTAATGGGCAAAATTTCAATGAAAGTTGGTCTAGTTTAAGTGGGGCATTATACTCCCCTGGTTTATATTCATTTAATAATTGTGTTAAATTAATATCGTACTTATTAGGTTCTTTACATGAGGGACATACAGTATCAAATTCCATAGTGGATCCATTAGTAGCCATTTTGATTGCCAACAAAATAGGATCTAGATCAATTTGTAAGATTTTCCATGGGTCTTTTATTGACGGAACACAACTTTTGATGATTTCTATTACTGCTACCCCGTTAAATAATGCGTCAGGGGTACGTGCGGTAATCTCATCAATTGCAGTCATTGGAAATATAGCTAATTCACCGTTTTCAGGGAATTCTATACTATTTTCAGGGTAACCTTCCCCTTGACTAGGTAATTTAAGATATAAAGCTGGACGACGGAAATATTGTTGTAGTGGATTAGTTGACATTAAAACTCCTAAAATTGAATGACTAAATACATTGTAAATTATTTATTTCCCTAAACTATGGCTGATTCTTTTACCCCTGAACAAATAGAGAACATGAACAAGTTCTTTGAGTTAATAAACTCGTCCGTTGCACCTCTAACCGAAGCGCAAAAAGAAGAATTAGCATTAGCTAAAGCTGCCAAAGAAGCAGGAGATAGATTAAAGAAATTTGGTGAGCAATTAGGTAAAAGTGGTATAGACTTTACTAAAGCACTTTTCAACGGTACTGATGGATTTGGTAAATTTGGAGATTCAGTTACAAGTGCCACTAGTGCTATAGGTGACTTTGCCGGAACTTTTGGTAAGTTAGGATTTGTAGTAGGCGGAGTAATAAAAGTATTCGGGGATTTTGTAGATAGTGCGCTTAAACAAAATGATAATTTATTAAAGGGTTTCCGTGACTTAAGTGAATTGGGTAGTGTAACTCAAGATGGTATAAAAGGTTTAAAGGCTGACTTAAGTAGTATTGGGTTGATAAGTTCTGAGTATGAAAAATTAACAGGTTTTTTAAAACCAATCTCACAAGATTTAGTAAAATTTGGCGGCAGTGTAACATCTGGAAAAAATGCATTATTAGATGTTGTTAGTAATTTTGTAGGTGAAGGTAATCAACTAGAATTATCGCTTACACGTATTGGATATACTAGCGAAACTATACGTGAAGGTGTTGCAGACTATATCAGTATGCAAACTAGATTGGGTAAAGCTCAAGGAAAAACCACACAACAATTAACAGACGAAAGTAAAAAATATCTTGTTGAGATGAGAGGTTTGCAAGAACTTACTGGAATGACACGTGATGACCAGCAAAAAATAAGAGATGCACAAATGGCAGATGCACGATTTAGTCTACATTTATCTGGCTTAGAGAGAAAAGAAGCAGAAAATCTACAACAGTACATGATAGCTTATCAGGCAGCGTTTGGAGCAGAAGCTGCCGCAGGATTAAAAGATAGAATTGTAAATTTTGGTGCTGTAACAACTGAAGCAGGTGCTGCTAGTTACCAACGTGGTAATAAAGAATATGAATTATCACAGCGGGCTCAAAAAGAAGGAATGGCATTCTTTCAAGAAGCACTTGTTACTACTGCAAAAAATACTATGGCTAGTCTTGGTCCATTGTCAACTACCTTTAGATTATCAGAAGGAGTTCTTAAACAAATGGGCTTTAATGCTGAAATGGTTAATGCCGCGCTTGCATTAACGAATACAGATCAAAAAGAATTTGACAAAAGAATGAAAGCAATAATAGCGACAATGGTTAAGCAAGAAGACCAAACAGAAACAAATTTAAAAGGTGAACAAGGAGAAAGAGCAAAAAGATTATTGAATGATGCATTATTGGCTGAAGCAGCTAAAGGTTTAATTTATATATTTGGTATATTAAAAGATGTAACAACCGGTCTTGCTAAGATGATAGCAAACGCTGTTGATTTTATAACAGCTAATGTACCTACACTCACTCCTACTAATTTAAGTAGATTTTTTGAGGAATCAGCTTCTTCTTCAAGTTCTTCAGCTAATTTTAAATCCGACCCATCTGGTTCACAATTATCTCCAGATGAAGAAAAACAAAGTAACGCTGCAGGAGCTGGATTAGCTCCATCGATGGCAGGTAGAAATTCAAATGATGTGTTAGACAAATTAAACTTTGACAAAAAACGTGCTGAAAGAACAGGCGGCGGAGATGCAACCCCACAACTTTTAGCGATGGCAGAAAAAATTCATACTGCATTTCCCGGTACCATCATTACTGCATTAAATGATAGGCATCATCAGGACTACGAAAAGGGAAGCCTGCATACCATTGGTAAGGCACTTGATTTTGCTCTTCCATATCGCCCAAATAGTGTACAGGGTGGTTGGATCGCTAAACATTTAAGATCGCTGGGTGCATCAAACGTATTAGACGAATATAACAAACCCACTCGCGGGTCCACAGGTGGACACTTTCACGTTGAAGTTGCTAGACATGGTGGATTGTTTAGTGGCAAAGATGCTGGATATCCAGTTATGCTTCATGGTAAAAATGAAAGTGTCTGGCCCGAAAAAGATTTAAAATCATTTATGAAAGATGTTCAGAAAACTAGTTTGGAACAATACAAGCAAGAACTAATGACTCAGATAGTACCTGGTGGTACAACGAGTGATACTGGATCTAAATTAGCAGATGCGTTTAATATGTTTAGTAATAAATTGGATTCCCTAATAAGTGAGCAACGTAATAACAATAGTATTCAAGCTGAAATATTGACATACAGCCGTGCGTAAGTGATAAATATCTAACTATGTCATATAAAAAGCGTTTTTCCAATCTCACTGGTCAATTAAGTCCTATCTCCGGGTATAATAATAATACCGGTGCATGGAACGGACAAGCCGGTTTAAATACACAACCAACCGGTGGATATAATAATAACGAATTTGGTTATAAAAATTATCAAAGTCGTTTACCAGAAGTTTACACTGGTCATCCAAATCGTATTGAACGTTATAATCAGTATGAAATGATGGATGTAGATGCTGAAATTAATGCATGTTTAGATATTATTGCTGAGTTCAGTACACAGAAAAATGACCAAAATAACACACCATTTGAAATTGAATTTCGTGACGAACCAACACCCCATGAAGTTGAATTGATTAAAAAGCAATTACAACAATGGTGTAAGTTGAATGAATTAGACAGTAGAACATTTAAAATCTTCCGTAATACTATCAAGTATGGGGATCAAGTTTTTGTACGTGACCCTGAAAACTTCAAACTATATTGGGTTGACATGACCAAAGTTAGCAAAGTTATTGTTAACGAAAGTGAAGGTAAGTTACCGGAACAATATGTTATCAAAGACATTAATCCTAACTTACAAAATTTAAGTATTGCTGAAAAAACAACTACAGACTTTGGAATGAACACTGCTACTGGCTTTGGTGGTACAGGCGGCGGCTTTGCTGGCGCCGGATATACAGCGCCAAGTACAAATGCAGGAACAACAGGTAGCCGTTTTAATTTAGGATTAAATGAAGCCGCAATTGATGCGAAACACGTTGTACATTTAAGTTTGACAGAAGGTTTAGACCGTTATTGGCCTTTTGGACAAAGTATCTTAGAAAACGTTTTCAAAGTATACAAACAAAAAGAATTATTAGAAGATGCGATTCTTATCTATCGTATCAGTCGTGCTCCAGAACGCAGAGTTTTTAAAATTGACGTTGGTAATATGCCAAGTCATATGGCTATGGCATTCATTGACAGAGTTAAGAATGAGATTCACCAAAGACGTATTCCAAGCAGTCAAGGTGGACAATCAGTGTTAGATGCAACATACAATCCATTAAGTATTAACGAAGATTACTTCTTTCCTGTTACAGCAGATGGACGTGGTAGTGATGTCACTATGCTACAAGGTGGACAGAACTTAGGTGAGATTGATGACTTGCGTTATTTTAATAACAGACTAGCACGTGGATTGCGTGTTCCAAGTAGCTATTTACCGACAGGTCCAGAAGATAGTCCAACTCCAATGAGTGACGGTCGTGTTGGTACTGCTATGATTCAAGAGTTTCGTTTCAATCAATATTGTGAACGTCTACAAAAGTATATTAGTCAAAAGCTAAATGATGAATTTAAGTTGTTCATGCGTTGGAGAGGATTTAATATTGACTCAAGTCTATTTGACATTAAATTCAACGCACCGCAAAACTTTGCAGCCTATCGTCAAAGTGAACTAGACACTGCACGTGTAACAGTATTTCAAGCAATGGAACAATTTCCATATATCAGCAAGCGATTTGCAATGCAACGTTTCTTGGGATTAACCGAAGAAGAAATTGAAGAAAATAGTCGTTTATGGTTTGAAGAACGTGAAGAACCAGAAGATAGTGAAGCACAAGGCGGTGACTTACGTAGTATTGGTATTAGTCAAGGTGACATGGAAACTGATAGTGAAGCTATAGATAATATGTCAGATGAAAATGCCGGAATGAATCAAGAACCAGCTGAGTTAGGTGCAGCCGTTGCACCGCCTCAAGGCACACCACCAGGCGCTTCTGCACCGCCTCCCCCAATGTAAATGCATACTACCGCAATGCAAAGTGGTAAAGAATTCTTTACCGCGTATTATAATTCATTTTCTGACAAAGTTAAAGTGGTTGAAATTGGATCACAAAATGTCAATGGTAGCTTAAAAGAAGCATGTCCCGTTGAAGCAGAATATGTGGGATTGGATTTTCAAAAAGCAAACGGTGTAGATATTGTATTAACAGATGCATATTCTTTTCCGTTAGAAAATAATTCTGTAGATATAGTTGTATCAAGTAGCTGTTTCGAACACAGTGAATTGTTTTGGTTATCATATTTAGAAATTATGAGAATATTAAAACCAAAAGGATTGTTTTACTTATGTGCTCCTACAGTGGGTTCAGTACATAAATATCCAGTCGATTGTTGGAGATTTTATCCGGACGCAGGTAAAGCACTAATTACTTGGGGTAAAAGAAACAATATTAATAATATCCTCCTAGAGTCATATGTTCAACAAGGTGGAGGTTGGGATGATTTTGTTGCGGTCTTTCTTAAAGATGAAACTTATAGCGACCAATTCTTACAGCGTATTGTAGATAATAAGTCCAATATTGGACATATATATAAAAAATAATAAATAATTATATGAAACTTTTTGAAATGTATGACGCCCCGATTCAAGGTTACCAAGATGCTGGTCAGGACCAGAGTAAATGGAAATGGGGTGAAACTAGAAAAACAAAATTAACATTAAGACAGGTACGTAAATTACGTAAGATGCTTGATGTGCGTAACTTTGAAAAAGCAAAAAATCTTAAAAAAGTTCGTAAACAATATACCCCTATAGCACCAGAAACACCTGGTTTATAATCAATTTCAGTATATCTTTGCTAAAAACGCAAAAAATACTATCTTATTGTGCTGTTTTGGCACATACTCTATAAATAATTCTACACAAGCCATTTAACTCAGGAGAACCACATAATGGATAACAAAAAATTTGAAAAACTGATTGACTTAATTATCAATGAGAACGAGGATCAAGCCCGTGCATTATTTCACGATATCGTAGTTGAGAAAAGCCGCGAAATCTATGAATCAATGATGGACGAAGAAATGACGGACAGCCCAGTCGAAGGTTTACTAGATGAAATCTCTGCTGAAGAACAAGGCATGACCGAAGAAGAAGATGAATTTGCTGACATTGAAATGGATGACGGCGAAGGTGATATGGAAGTCGACCTAGACAGCGATGAAATGGGCGACGAAGAAGAAGGTGATTTGGAAGACCGTGTAGTTGATTTAGAAGATAAACTAGACGAGTTGATGGCTGAATTCGAAGAACTCATGGGCAAAGAAGGCAGTGAAGAATATGACGACATGAACGGTGACGACATGGGCGATGAGATGATGGAAGCCAAAGAAGAAGATGACTTAGAAGAATCCGAAGACCCGGAAGATGAAGATACTCTTGAAGAATCTACAAATCTAATCGCAGTTAAAAATCCAGTACACGGTGACAATGGCCAAAATGCTAAGTCTATCGTAAGCGGCGGTTCTAAAGTATCTAGTAACGGTGCAAAAGCTGTTAACTTCACAACAGGTGACGGCGGTAAAGGTGGTACACAAGGTGGTGTATTGAACCCAGCTACTAAAGACCTAAAAGGCGCAGGACAATTTAAAAATGCTCCAGGTAAAAACAACTTCTCTGAAAAAGGCGAAGCTGCACCAAAACCAACACATGGTGATAATGGTAGCAATGCAAAATCAATCACTAGTGAGTCACGCAAGATCACTAAGAAAATTGTTAAGTAAAGAATACCTAAGATAATGGCTTTGTATCTTAAAGAACACCTAACTTTCGACCGTGCTAGCATGGTTGTAGAAAGCTCTGGTGAAGGTAGTTTGAAGAGCCTTTATATGAAAGGCATCTTCATTCAGGGTGGGGTAAAAAACGCAAATGAGCGAGTTTACCCCGTATCTGAAATTGAAAACGCCGTAGAAACTTTAAACAAACAAATATCAGAAGGTTATTCTGTATTGGGTGAGGTAGATCACCCGGATGATTTAAAAATCAATTTAGACCGTGTATCACATATGATTAGTAGTATGTGGATGGATGGTGCAAATGGATTTGGCAAATTAAAAATTTTACCTACTCCAATGGGACAGTTAGTATCTACTATGTTGGAAAGTGGAGTAAAATTAGGAGTTTCAAGCAGAGGCAGCGGTAACGTTGACGATGTTAATGGAAAGGTTAGTGACTTTGAAATAGTCACTGTGGATATTGTCGCACAGCCAAGTGCGCCTAATGCATACCCTAAAGCAATCTATGAAGGCATGATGAATATGAAGCATGGTCATAGAATGTTGGATATTGCAAAAGATG